TTTTTCGCTTTCTCGTTCAATAGTGAACTGACGATCACCAATACTAATATTGACCCTGCCAAAGCCTCTCTCCTTGTTTTGGTTAATTACATTAAGGTTTTTGCGTTCATTTTTTGAAGTGCTGTTAAACAGCGTATACAGCGCAGCGTCGATGATGCTCGACTTACCTGAATAGTTCTTGCCGAAGATACCAACGATACCTGCGAGGTTTTCAAAATTAATCTTGTTATCCTCACCATAATTGAACAAATTGTCAAACTCAAATGAGTTTAGTTCCCAGTTAATGTTACGGGCGACTTCTTCGTTTTCCTCAACGGTTGTGTTATACTTTTCGTTCAGTGAGAGAACACGATCAAGGATCTCGCCTTCAACTTCGTAGTCTTTTAAATATTCAGTAATAAGTCGTTCCTGAACAGATAAATCTCGAAGGTTTTCTTTAATAAGGTCATCTTTAGAAAATCCAAGTTCTGCCCGCTTACCTGTTGCACGATTCAAGAAAGTAATGCTTTCTGGATTAAACCTGTGCTTTGCAATGTCAACAGCCCGCCTCATTCGATCAAGAGGTAAGTTGTTGTTTGACACAAGGCGAACACGGGAACCTTCTGGAACATTTACACCCCTTGGCATTTTGCCCTTTGGTGTAAGTTCAATAGTCACAAATGGTTTGGGGTTAACAAGCTCGCAGTGCCGATAAATAAAATTGTTTTTATCCTGTATTTCCCAAACACCAAAGCCCTTATCATTTGTCTCGCCGTGGTTTTGTTGAACTGTCGAGCCACAATAACGTACTCGTCCTTCGAAGTCAAGTGCCTGTGCCTTGTGGATGTCGCCCAACATAGCGTAGTCAAACTTATTAAAAATAGATAACTCGTGCTCACCATGTTCCATCACCCATCCAATGTCGGTCTTACAATTGGAGATGGAGCCGTGATAAAGAGCAATGTTAATTTTATTACTATTAGTTGGATCAATCCAATTATCTTCATCAAAGACTGAAAGAATATTAAAACATATATCATCGGTCGCGTGGAACTCTCCCGAGTCCTTGAAGAAATGAATATTTGGATGCTCCAGTGCTTGAACAATCGGGGTAATAGCATCCTGTCGATTACTGTTTTTTAAATTGCCATCATGGTTGCCTGGGATAATTACAAGTGGTGCAATATCAGCCAAATTTTTCATAAACTCTGTGGCAAGTTCAAAATACTCCGGTGACAGTTGTGTCTTTGTATGCGCGAGATCGCCGCAATGAACGATAAAGTCAGGACTTTCTTCTTGTAACTTTTCGTATAGCCTTTTGAAGATAACACGATACTCGTAATGATACTTCAAATTTTTAATGTGCGTATCCGCAATGTGTGCAAACTTATACATATAACCCCGTTAAATATTTGCGATTGCCTGTTCTAACAGGTAATCACTTTCCACTACTGCAATAGCGTTTTCTTTTCTTTTTAGGAACTCTTCTCGCCCCATTTCAGCTATATCATCATAGCCGCTAGTATCTATTGTATACAATTCTACGCCATAATTCAAGAACATTTTTATAATTCTTTGCTCTTTCTTAACAGCGTCTGGGTCAAGTGCCAGAAAAACTGGTGTGTCATTCTGGATAATCTTTATAAACAGTTTAGAATTAGGGCGGAGTGTTGAGCCAAGGATCGGAACCGCGTTTGGTCCGGCAACAATCGCATCAAAAACGCCCTCGGTGATTACAAGATCTGTGTCCCACTCTAAGTAAAGCTCGTTGAATATGACATCCTTGGAGCAAGGAGGGTTGAGATACTTGCGAGGATCAGAAGAAAAGGCTCTTGCAATAAAGTAGTTTAGGTCTCCGTTAATATCAAATGATGGCACAATCACTCTTTTTGCGTAGCGACCTTCCATGCAGTAGCCCATTTTCCAGTATAGTATATCAGATTCTGTCACGCCTCGTCTTTTAAGATAGTTTAGGGCAGGGGTGGCAGATAGCGAAGGCTCATTATTTAGTGAAGCAAATCCAGTTGGCATATCTAATTTTTCTGGTAGGACCGTTGGTTCATCATACTCCGCAAAGATATCATCAAAGTCTGTAATATTGACACGGTTTGTGAGCGTGTCCCATTCTTGTAGTTGATTAAAGTCTCCAAAGCGGCGGACGATGCGACGAATGTCCTTGCCCGTTGTCTCGCAAATCCAGCACTTATAGACATTCTTCTCGATATTGACTGACAGTTTTTTCTTATGGTGCTTGCAATACGGGCATGTAAAAAGGTGCTCGTCATTTGACCGATAGCTATCGCCAAGGATCGCGGATATGATCTTAAACTTCTTCTGCATAGATAAACTATAACACAAGTTTTATTCTTCGTCAAGTAAAAATGGTCCAGCCAACGCCACGACAAGTGCATCTGCCCGATCATCCGTGCCTGGTTGTGGATTTCCGTGTCGTGTCATGCTGTAAGAGAAGTCCTCTTCAAATTTTTCCGACATTCGTTCGATAATAAAGTTTTTCTTTTCTTTCGCTGGGATACCGCGTGGAACTTTGATGCCAAGAACTGAGCGAGCAGAATTAGGGTTGATAAGCTCTGCCTCCATCTCAAATACAATATTGACAACATAACAACACATTCCGTTGAATCGCTGAAGTGTAGCCATTGTGAACGCAGTTGTCTTGCCGCCCTTAAACATCATAGCAGGCTGCTCTACGAAAACATCGTAAACAACGTGCTGTTCGTTTATTTCACGCATTCGCTGTTCAAATATTTCAGCGCGTTCCTCTAAAGACATGTTGGATTTAAATTTAAGCACTTCGCTGATAACGATCTCTTCTTTATCCAGAAGTGCTATACCTATCTTAGAGGAACTTATGTCAAGTCCCAGTATTTTCATATTAGATATCTAATTTCATCTTTATAGTATACTCTAAATCTTCAGTCTTTTTAACTGGCGTTGCAAGTTTCGCAATACCAATTAAGTTTTTATTCTCGTCGTAGATTGCGACTGAGGAAATATATGTTGTCTTCTTGAAATCCGCGTAGGGATCCGAGTATGAGGAAGAGACAACATTTTTAATTGTTAGATCGTTTGGTTCAACATAAGCATTTGATGCGGTCATTGGTTGCTGACCTTGACCATATGTCTTGTATGTTGGATTATTTGAGTGATTAAACTCTCCTTTTTGAGCATGGGCAAGCATTGTGATTGTTTGTGTTTCCGTGGTGCCTTTAAATTTAAGACCAAAACTGGATGTTACGACATTTGAAATTGCCAGTCCATCATTTGCTCCTGCTCCAAAATAAATCCATTTTGGTTTAAGAACAGGGGAGCCAGTGTACTTTTCCCCAGCAAAACCAGCGTAAGGTCCACTTGCTAAGTCCCAACTTCCTGTTAGAAGCACAAATCCCTCTTTATATAATACTACACCAGCAACAGAGCCTGAACCCGTAGAGCCTTCTGGTCCAACCTGCACTAATTCTCCATTTCTCTTTTCATCTTGTAATTGACCCACTAAGTTTCCACTAACAAAGAATTTTAAGTCCAGAGTTCCCTTCTCAATCTTTGATCCAAAAATAATTGAGGGTATACTTATAAGATTTACATCCTGTGTGCCCTTGTCTCCCAGAGCGCCGCTGAAGGCGTAGTGCCTGCTCAATGGCTGGTAATAATTAAGTGTATTGAATAGTGAGTTAAGGTGGTTGTTTGATCCAGTTCTTGAAGTTACTGTAGAAGCAAAGAACTCTCGAACAATGCTGGCGGAAAGAGGGTAAGAACCAGTAATCTGATCTCCATATACAAACTCTCTAAACTCTGTATTACTGGTGGTTTTAAACGATGATAAAGATCCTTCCTTACTAATAAATGGATAAATCTTCTCGCCCGCTGGTCGATCAACGTTTAGTTCATATAAACTCACATGTCCTGTTGGCACATCACCAGCATTGGAGACAAAGGCTCCGCTAATGGCTCCGCGTGAGTTAAGATAAATTCTGCTGTCGTAGATTACAAAATCATACTCTGGGTTCATCTCCAGAGTGTTGTGAAATATGTCATTGCTTTTGAATTTTTTGTATGCCATTCCATTGCAGATGCTTTAGTAATCTAAACGAACTCGAATTGTAAGTTCTGTGTTTGGATCTTTCTTCAGCGGCTCTGAAAGCTTGGCAACAGCAAGTAATTCATTGTCAGATGAATAAAGTCCAACGGTCGTAATATATGAAACAGGGTTGTCTGAGCTTGCGTTCTTAACACGAATTTGGCTGGACGATAAATAAGTTGGATTTGCGCTGTAGTTAAATTCGTTGTTGTTTGCTCGACAGAAGTAGATTGTTGAGTTTAATTCAACTGTGTTGTTAAAGTTAATATCCACAATTCTGTCACGAATGCAGTCAGACAATATCTGAATGCTTGAGCCAGTAGCGAGGTTTGGATATGAGGATGATGGGAAGCCCTGACCAAGAACCGAAGCAGTGGCTGCTGCTCCAGGCATTGTACCATTAAACACAGAAGCACTGATAACAGCCACGCCTGCTTGATAGTAAATATGACCAACACCAGATGCTGGATCAGGTGTTGCAGAAGACGTGTATAGGATACCATATTCACCGGCAGGTGAATTAACCAAGTAACTGTTAGCAGCGCCGAAGTCACCAATGGTTAAAGGAAAGCCTTTAAGTGGACCAGCAATAGAGCCAGTGGCTAATGTTAATCTAAAACTATCTTTCTTAACCTCGTCTTTTGTTAAAAGCCTGGAGAAATTTAGGAAAAACACTTCGTCCATTTTTGATCCACCACCGGCAATGTCGCCATCTTGATCAAATCGTTGAATATTTCCTGTAGAATCGTGACCAACAAGGACAGCAGCCATTTGATTGTAAATATTAATTTTCTTGGCATTTTGAATATGTGCAGTTGTTCCAGAGAGGTCAGAATTTGCCGAATATCCGTGAGTAATGTCAAACACATGATTAGCAGAAGAACTTAAAAATGGATAATCAAATACAGATTCAAACATTCCATGAGAAAATGTTTTAATATTTTCATCACTGTAAGTACCCGAAGCGATTGTTCCAGTTAGTGGAATTGCTTCGTGGAGCAAAGTCCTTGTATTTGTAGTATCATTTGCTGTGATTGTTTTAAATGTGGTAGCCATATTTAAGTCCTATATTATTGTTGTTTTAAAAATCTGATTGGAATGTCTACTCTAAATCCAGTTGTTGCACCTGTAATCCTGATTGTGGTATCAATATGAAACAGATTGACAGTGTCTGAAATCGGTGTTAGTGTACTTGTGCTGCCAAGTTGTGTAAACAAATAAGTGCTAGAATTTAAGTTTGTTGAAGCTCCAACCAGTAATGACAAACGATACCCAGCAGGTCCACTAATAACACTGCTCTCAGTTAAAGTAGCGGAGCTAAAGTAAGAAGAGTTTGTTGTCAAACTTAAATAGTAGCTGGCAATGTTGTCGTCGTCAATAAATGAAGGAGTTGCTTGTGCGCCAGTAGTTGGATCAGCTAAGTATCCAAGACGATTATCAATTTCAATTATGTATTGTGTCTCTACAAGATCTGCATCCAAAGCGACTTTGCCAATCGCGCCAAGAGCGTTACTGACAATACCTTGATCAAAAAGCAATCTTCTCTTGTCAGTGGTATTTCTGTTAAGCTCTGCGCTATCAATGATTCCAGCTAAAAGGTTTCCGCTGCTATCTTTCAAGGCATCGACTGTGCTTTGATCAACAGCGACAGAAACAATATTATTACTTGAATTTTGTGCAATGCCATCAGTATCGTTGTTTCTAATTTCGGGGAGATATAGCAAATTAGTTCTTGAAACAGACAACAACTTAGATTTCAACACTGAAGTGTTGTTTGTAAATGCTTCTAAAACAGGGGATTGTAAAATTTCAACATCAAAGTAGGCAGAACCACTTGGATGGTTTTTGTCATAAAGCTCGTAGTTAATCTCGTCGTCTCCGAGAGCAAATTTTGTAATATTAAAAGAGCCGTCGCCTTTTGCTAAACGAAGTCTCCCTGTGTCTGTCAAAACGGCGTCAAGAATAATGTCGCCTGAGTT